AAGAAAGAGGCAAGCATATTCGCCGTCCTCATCCTTGTGACCCGCAACTTTGAAGTAATTGGGTTGCTTGGGGGTGCTTCCCCAGAACTCAATTACCTCCGACGCCTGATGGGTCTTGGCGACCGATTGGTCGTCAAGTATCCCAACGAGGGTTACTTGGTGCTCTCTTTTCATAACAAACTCCTTTGCCCGTAGGCTTTGGATTGGTGGCGAAGCCCGCGATATGCTGGCTCCTTCAAAAAAACTGTACCACTATTTTTGCATCGAATGGGAGGGACTATAGGAGGGGGGGGGAGTAAAGCAATGACAAAATCTTTTGTTTTTGTGAGAGCCTTGCTTTTTAAGGCTCCAAATTTCGATATATAACTTCCTAGTAAAGGATAAGTTATTTATCTCACCGAAAAGGTACCCCTATAAATATGAAAAAAGCGTATATAGTATTACATAGCTAAAGGGGTGCCTATCACTATAAATTTTTGCATTTTAGAAGTGTTCAACCACGATGTTAATATTATTTTTTTTGTAAAAGCCCGTAGTAATATAGTAATAGTAGTACTATAGTACAAACCTTCTTCCCTCAAGTACAAACCTTTTTCCCTAACCACAAACCTTTTTCCCTAACCACAAACCTTCTTTCCCTCAAACCTTCCCTAACCAAAATCCCCTACCCTAATTTATCCATCCCATCATTTGTTTCATAGCAATAGTACTCTTATTACTGTTACTATAGTACTATAACTATAGTACTATATGTATTACTACTAAACTTGTTTTTTTTTTGAAACAGCAGTAGTAATGTTTAATAACTACAAAAGGTACTTTAGTTATAGTAGTAATAAAGTACCATAATTAATGCACTATGCCCTCTCTACACTTCGTTAATCCCTCATTGGTACTTTCCTATGAGTACTGGTCACAGTGGTACTATGACCTTAAAACCCTGCTTTTTATTTAGCCCGCGCGTAAAATTTTGGTACTTGTGAGATAGTGGTCGCTTGAAGATTGGTGCTGGTAGTGCGTGGTAAATCTTTTAGAGGCTTAAAATAAACTAACCTCAGTATAGTATATAAAATTAAAGTAGTAGGTCTATTAAACATGGAGAAAATATATGGGTAACTTAAGTTATAGTGACAAAACTAATGTTATGCAGGTAATGCCTTTGAAAAAGGGGTTAGTAAATTTAGTTGCAGGAACTTTTAAAGCTAAATTAATTTATTGTGTTACAGACGGTAATGTTACCATTACTTGGAGAGATAATACTACTACAGTAGTAGCTATGGTGGAAGGTAATACTTTTACCTTACAAGGTATAAAAAATGTTATTCTAAATGTACCAGCAAGTTCTGGTAAATTTCATTTGGCTTAATTATGTTTAATTTTGGTTTTAGTAATAACAAACGTACCCTGTCCAAAGGGGGTTTATTGTTTTTGGTCAAGCCTCCAAGCATGGTTGATACTATCGGCTTATCAGTCAGCCAACTACCCGCGCTCGAACCGATAGGCACTACCTATTACCTCAACACCGCTAATACTTACAATGGTAATGGCCTGTCGGATGCCCCGGCTGTCGGCGCTGGTCAAGCTGGTGCTTTTAATTCGTTCGTCTCTGCAATTGCCGCAATCAATGTTGCAGGTGGGACGATAAAAATACTACCAGGCATTCATGTTGGGGCAGCGGCGTACCAAATAACCAAACCAGCATTGATAGAGTCGTATTCCGGGTTAGCCTCAGAAACCATTGTTGATTTTGCGGCATCATCAGGACAGTTTAACGTGCTTGACGCAACGGGTGCAAATATTTTTTCTAAACTCACGATCAAAAACTCTACTGCCGCAACTGGTGCAGTGTATGTGAACTCGGCTCTTGCCACTGATAACCGCGTTCAGGATTGCATTTTAAAAGATAATGTTTGCCACGCTCAAGCTCTAAACTCGCATATAAAAATATTAAGAAACAAACTGCTTGGTGTTCGGAGTGGAGATAAAGCCCTGTATTTTTATACATACAACGGAAATGATTATGGGCACCTTGTTGATTTTAACGTGTTTGCTCCGAGCGAGAATTACTTGTCGGCGACATCAACTGTTAGATCAAATCAAGCCGCGGCGGCTACATCTAAATTCAACAACAACGTTTTTATAGGTTCCGCTAATGGGTCGAATATTTATGTACAAAAATCAGGAGCTTTAGCACCCGGAATTGTATGCAAAAATAATTCTGGAAATGGCGGATACTATAGCGCGTTGACCGGGGTAATGTGGGTTACAGGGGATCTGTCGCGGAGTACGTTTGATAAAAACATAACCATTGCACCGCAAAAAACTTATGCCCTGTTTCCGAATGGCACTGGAGGAGCAACTGTCACAAGCCATATCAGCGGAGAATTTGGCATTAAACGGTATCCACGCAAAGCATTGCTCGGGCTGAACATTGACGACACTAATGCTTATAACGGCGTAGGAGAATTAAATATCCCTGCAATTATTCCTGTGCTTGCCGAGCATGGGATAAAGATGACCTGGCACGTAACGTCGAGAACAATAGACGCCGAAGTTCTCGCCGTAGTTAAAACTTGGCTTGATGCAGGGCATGAGATAGGGCTGCACGGATTTACTCACTCGTCACTGACAACCGCTACCTCTCTCCAAGGGGTCACAAAAGCGGGGGCCGCATTGACGATCACGATTGATGACTCGGCGGCAAACCCGCGAGACTGGACAGGTACAGTTGCAATCGACGGCGGGGCAAGTGTAACCATTGACGGAAATCATCTTGACGCAACAAATATCAGCACATACGGAGAGTTAAAAACTTGGCTTATTGCTCAGGGGGTAACGGTTGGAACTGATCTTGCGGAATTTAAAATAGAATCTCTATGTGTTTCACTTGCCAACCAAACCAGTTTATCCATCAATGCAGCAACAAATTTGCCGATGAACTCAACGAGATTTAAAAAAGTTGAGATAGTTTACGGGAAATACGACATTGAGCGACAAATCAGGACCATAACGGGCTATGGTTCGTGGGAATGTAAATCGTGGGGATCACCGTACGAGAACAACGACGCCGTAGGTATGGATGTTATGAAAACGGCAGGATTGACGATTTCCAGGGCCGCAATTAATGGAGACATCCCCGACATCAACCAAGTTTCTTGCAATGTGGTGACACCACTAAATATCTATGCTGTAACGGCTATGGCTTGGGGTTCCGTTGCAAACGCATGGGGGTATTTAAAAGACAGTGTGACGAGTTTGGTGACACCGGATAAGGTTTACGGCCACCTTGCATGGATGGTTACTCTTGGCTCTGTCAGTGCATCATACATGCACTATAACAGTGGGACGGAAGAAGAGTTCCGGATTTTACTCGCTGGAATTGTCGATATGCAAAATCGAGGGAATCTAATATCAGGTACGCTCACTGAAATATCCGATTATATCCGAGCAAATGGCACCGAGATAGCCGGTGACGGCAGCGGTAGGCAGGAGCAATGGTATCTGCCATATGCCGCAGATTATGGGGATTATGAGTTGCTGGCCGAATCTCCATGTATCGACGCAGGAGTTAACCCATTTATAGCAGCAGACGGCGACCAGTACGACGCAGACGGATACAAGATTTACGATTCCACTCTTGCTATTCCTGACGGCCACTGGATCGATGGCGTTGATATCGGAGCTTATGCCTACGGTGGGGCAAACAAAGTCTACACCGGAGTCTACGAGAAATCAGAAGGCGTCTTTGCGTGGCGTTCTATTCCAGAATTGATCACGCAGATCGGTGTTGATAATGCTGTTTACAATGCCGATAGCACGGGGAAAGAGTTTGCATCTAAAACCCTCGCCCTTGCTGCTCTCGCCTCACTCGCCGATGATGAATACCTGTTCGGAGGTACGAAAGGTGCGGCTCTTTACAGTGCGGATAAGAGCGCAAAAGCTGACAAGATTGAGCAAGTGCTGGATGATGTTGTCACTCCTGGGATACCGGCTTTAAATTTGAAGTTCTTGGCTCTTACGGAGAACGGGATGGTTGATAGTATCGGCTTATCTTCCGGGCCGGTACAACCTGGACGAGCCTACACCGGAGCCTGCACCGTAGCCATCACCGGCTTGCTCACGACCGATACCATCACAGCAGATTCGGCCGACAAGCCGACCTGCTCGGTCGACGGGACGCTTACCATTGCAGCCGGTGCCGTTGTCTATGGCGTTACCATCACTCGCAGCGCAGTAGTGATAGGTTATTATCCGTGCGCTGAGGGTGCAGGTGTAACTTGCCTGAACACTATCTCAGGGGGCAGTGCATTACCGCATGGGACGATCAGCGCGGCAACTGTGCATACCTTGCTTTATGATGGGACTGGGTTTGATCTGAATATTGCTGGGTTTACAACAATTTGTGACCTTTCGGTTGGGGTGATGCCATGACAATCTATAATATCGGACCAGGACAGACATACGAAACCTTCACCGCCCTGGTTGCCGCTCAGACTTTAACCGCTGGAGACATTGTAGATGGTGGGGGGGATACATTCAGTGAGATGTGGGTTCCAGATGGTTCTGGTTCCGATGGGAATAGATTGGTTCTGCGTAATGCCACAATCAATGCCAATGGCAATACCCATGCGCTAAAGCTAAATAATCGCGGGTATATAGAAGCGCACTCATTAACTCTTATCGGTGGCACATCGACTGCGGTTGAGGTGATTGATACCGTCGGCACAAACCCTGATATATATCTGCACGATATCATTATTCAGAATGCTGTTTATGGGATGCTGATAAGGAGGGCTGATGATGTCATCTTGAATAATATCAGCATATCAAACAGTACACAGTACGGGGCGATTATCGGAAACTACCCTACCGATAAGGGAGCCAATTATGTTGTATCAAACATCACTATAGACGGCACAACGACAAACGACGGAATATTGATAGCTCAGTTAGATGGTATACAACTTAGTAATATTACAGTAAACAACTCTAAGCAGGATGGGATAGAGCTGAATAATCTCACCGGAGTATGGTCGCTTAACGAAGCAACCGTAACCAATGCACTCGGCAATGGGATTCTCATTTATCAGTGTAGCGGTGCCTTCAGTGTCTCAAATCTGTCCATAGTAGATTCCGCGCTCGGCGGCGTAACCGTAACTAGTTGTGTCGGTACTTCGGCGGAGATATCTGTAGGGGAAATCGAAGCATCTATTGGGGCGGGATTGGCCGTGATTGATTCTAGCGGAATTACATTATCAGATATAAATTCCAGTTATTCCGGTCAGGCCGGTATTAGAATTGGTGGAACCAGTAGTGAAATAACGATTATTAATTGTATTGCTGAGTATGGTGTGTCAGATGGTTTCTCCTTTAACGAAACAGTTGAGGATATAGGCATTAATTCATGTGTAGCTCGCTATAATGGTAATTTAGATGCCAATATATCGAGCGGCGATGGGTTTACTGCTCACGGCTCACCGACAGGACTACAGTTCAATAGGTGCAACGCGTATCGAAATCAGAATACCGGCTGGGCGATGGTTGAGGAATCAGCAACAGTTATGCGAAACTGCATTTGCGTAAACAATGGAACTCCATCAAAACCATCAACCAGGGGCGGGATATATTTAACCGATACTGCGACGATGGACATGCAGTATTGCGTTGTTGCTGGAAACTTCCCGTTTAACATCAACACTACGCCAAGTGCAGGTGAAGGGCTTACTACCGATTATAATTGCATTGACGACTCGTATCCAATGACCTTAACGAATGGCGTTACATCATTGACTTTCGCCCAATATCAAGCAACAGGCAGAGAGACAAACGGCATCAGCGTATACCCTCTGTTTATAGATGAGGATAACGATAATTACTCAATATATGGAAACTCTCCGATTGTTGATGCCGGGATAGGCACATTATTTATATCCCCTGCATCATCAACAACACTGGATGCGCTCGGCAATACCCTCCAATACTTAGGCCCGGTCAAAAAATCCCTGAAACAAGTCGGCCCAGACCTCTACGAGTGGCAACCAGACCCGCAATTGATGGCTGTAATCGGAGTAGATAACGCCTGTTTTGGCGCTGATGGAACAGCGGTACAGTTTGCAACCCCAGACCTCGCCCTTGCCGCACTCGCTTCCTTGGCTGACGATGAGTATCTGTTCGGAGGGTTGAATGGGGCAGCATTGTATAGCGAGGGCAAGAGTGCGAAGGCGGCATTAATCAAAAAGTACCTGGCTGATGTTGACTGATTAGAAACTACTATTAAGCAGAAGTTAAAGAATTAAAAATTTGAATTAAGGATTATTAGGTACTATCGATCCTAGTGAAGCAAGTAGATGGATAGAGCATCTAAACAGATAAAACATCTTGAATTAAATAATCTATAAAATAATATGTTGACATTTTAAAAGTAATATTGTAGTATGTTTTATTCATACTTATCTTTATACTTAAATTCCCTCTGATTTTTTAAAGCCTTTGAGGGTGCCTTAGAATTTTAACTAAGCAGGTATGGCATTGCGCGGCCATCTAATAATTGTTGCTCCCCAGATTCGACAATTTGAGTCGGACCGTACTAGATGTTAATTCATCCAGGGCAGGGATTTGAACTGAAGAGTGATAAGATCTTTAGTTCGCGTGGTAAAGGTAGACCTGGGCACGTTAATAATCCTTGTATGATCGAGCTAATCGACCGACGTGCTGTGGTAAACAGCATCTCATTTCCTGCCTAGGTGAGTCATTAATGTTGTTTGTTAGTGGCTGCCTAGGTCAATAAATTCACTTCACAACTCCCTCTGTGCTATGATATAATGTTAAGTAAACTACATTATATATTGTAATAGTAAATGTAATATATTATTAGTTGACATTTAAGTTAAACTGTAGTAATATTATTTATTATAAACAACACAGCTAATAATTAAGGAGTCATTATGAGTACAAATAAAGTTTACTTCATTAAAGACATTAAAACAGGTTTAGTTAAAATTGGTAAAAGTGTTAATCCAATTTCTAGACTAAAAACATTACAAACTGGCTCTTCTAATGAATTACAGTTGATTAAAGTAATACCTGGTGGTATATATGTAGAACAAATACTTCATAAGTATTTCTCTCATATTAGACAACGTGGTGAATGGTTTAAGCCTGACTATGAAATGAATCAATTTCTTTTTGCTAAAAGAAGATTAACTATCAGTAGTTTACTTGATGTAACACAAAATGATTTATCTAAACAAGAATTAAAGTTTATAAAAACTCTTGAATCAAAAAGATTGTACTTGTAATTAATATTAATTTAAAGAGGTACATATGACTATTATAAATTTTAAAATTAAAGTAGAGCTTGCTTATTACGCTTTCAGAGCTTATGTAGTAAAAAAGATTGTAGGTAATGATCCTGTTATTATGAATATTACTATTACAAACGATATTTTGAAGTACAATAAAATTGGTACAGAAAGACATCCAATATTACATGGGTTACAAATAAAGAATGTGTCTGATAGACAGTCATTTGTTTACAATCCTTGTAATACTATTTATACACACTAATAGTAGTGGAGTAATTATAATGGGCTTAGAAAAATTTAGATCAGATAAATAAAAATACGAAGATAGTTATATAAACCTTGATGTAGTATTATCTAATATTAGATCAAGTTCAATTTTTAGTAAAAAGGAGTAATATGATGGATGAAAGTACTACAAAAATTATGTATGAAATTTCTAAACTTACAAACACAAGCAAACAGATTTCTTCTGATTTTATAGAAACAATTACACTTGTGATGTTTAGAGAATTGGTTAATACATTACCTAATAAAGAAAAGTATGTGGATGTTGTTTTAAATGCCTGGGAAGAACAGATCGTACATCAGAAAAAAAATGAGTTACAAAATCTTGTCACACAGAACAGTAATCTTTTTGAATTGATGGCTGGATCTATAGTAGCCAATTCTGAGAATTTAGATGCTTTTATTGAAGAAGTAAAATCAATAAAAAAATTATATAGAGATAGTTTACTTATTAATTAAAATCAAGTACTTACAAAAAATTATAGCTTCATTAATGTAACCTCTATAAGTTACGGGAATTTAAACCTGTAACTTAACTTTTTGGGGTCTATAATCATGTCAAACTTTGTAACAAAAATAGAGAAGTTTGCCGTGTATATAATTATTTTGTACATGGCCACCATGACCGGTTTGTATTTCCACATGGATTCAAGAATTAGTGTGCTACAAACTATCCAAGATAAAACTTTAGAGAAGTTTTCTGAAAAAGAAAAATATCATTCAGACGTTGATACTAAACTAACGGATGAGATGAACAAGCTTAATTATAAGGTTAATTCCTTGAGCACAGAATTAAATGCACGATTTAATAGTATAACTGATATTCTTTTAAATAATATCTCAACTAATAATATTAAACAAACACCGTCTCAGAAGACAAGGTAACATTATAGATACAGAATTAGTAAAGATAGTTGTTAATAATACTTTTTCTCTAGTTACCTTGGCTTGGAGTTCTGGCTTAGCATGGTGGTTGTCTTCTTCCGTTTTTATTATTACACTTCTTTCAAAGCTTTACCCAAGTAAAAGTATGTTTAAGGATAATAATTTATTTATACCTATTGGTATATTTACGGCAATGTTTATTTGTTCACTTATTACTTTTGGTGTAGTTGTAATTTATGATCTAGGTACTTTAGAAACAGAAGTTTTTCAAATATTTGTAACTAATGCATCTGATTATAATTTTCCAAACATTTCGCATATTTTTTCTTTAGTTAGAAAGTTGTATGTTATAGTTACTACAACTTTAGTAGTATTTTTAATTGCTTGGATTTATCTCTGGTTTTATGAAAAACCAAGCACAACTCTTAATAGGCCCTAGCGCATTAGTGCGTTTAGGGCCTTATCTATTTCGGAGGTTCAATGTCTAAAATACTTGTAGATACAAATTTATTGCTTGATGATCCTAATATTCTTTTTAAGTTAAGTAGAGAGTATGATACTATAGTGTTATCTGCTGTAGTACTTAAAGAATTAGACAAGCATAAAACTAACCCGGACTTATCATATTCAGCCCGCGCTGCGATAGGTGCTATAAAAGACTTTAGAAACAGATATCCAGCTAAAGTTAAATTTGTAGCTAAAGACAATGATATATCTTCAAATGATTCACTTATTATTGAAACAGCTTTAAGTGAAGGCGCCACAATAGCCACTAAAGATATATCTATGAGTATTATAGCCGAGAGTAAAAATGTAGATGTTGAATTACATGGTAATATTGCTAATGGTATTTTTAATCCATACTTAAATTTAAAATCAACTGAAATAAATTTTAATTTTGATTACAAACAATCTTACTTCGGAGAAGAGTACTCTGAAATACTAAGTAAACTACCTCTAAAGCAACGACAGACAGCAGATAGTTGGTTCTTTATCTTTATAGAATCTCCTTCGCAAACACCACTTGTGGTTTATGCTAATAATCCGTTAACTAGCAAGCTTGAAAGAATAGATAACACAGATACTTATAGATACATAAAAAATGATGTGATTAGATTTAAAGCTAAAGATCAATATCAGATGTGTGCAATATATGCATTAAATAATGCATCTAATGTATTGATAACTGGTAAATGGGGTTCTGGTAAAAGTTTAATTACATCCGCCTATGCTTTAGTAAATAATTTTGGGAAGAAGAGTTTTATTAGTAGACCACCAATAGGAATTGACTCTAGATATGATATAGGCTTTTTGCCAGGTGGTACAAAAGAAAAACTAGAATCTTGGGCTATGGGTTTTCTTAGTTCATTATATTTTCTATTTGGTAACACTAAAGGACAAAGCAAGGAAAGTAAATCTTTTGATTATGTAAGAACTGAGATATTTAATAGAGTTTTTGAATTGATTGACTCAAATAGTTTACAAGGTTTAAGTCTTTTAGACGACTATCTTTTGGTGGATGAAGCTCAGTTATGTACGATAGATTTGATGAGTATGATTTTGTCTAGGGCAACTAAAGCTTCGAGAATATTATTGACTGGTGACTTAGGTCAGAGCTACAGCTTAAAACCTTCTAATAGTGGTTTACTAAAATTATTAAGAGTTCTCCCTCATAAATCTATGGCTTATGTAGAGCTTCAGACATCATATAGAAGCGATTTACTCGAACTAGCTGATAAATTACAAGACAAGTCTTTTTAGGTTATTTAATAAACTAACTTATTATTTATAGATAACAAAATAATAAGTTAGTGATAGTTCTAATAATACATATCTATATATAATGCAACATTCTGGTACGTTATTTTGGCGAGCAGTTATTTTTTAATTTTAACTTATGCTTAATTATATGAACATAAATTATAATTTAGACAAAAATGTAAACATACTACAAAAAAACTTAGATTTAGTTATTGAATCTAATGATACTAATAATGATATTTATTTGATCATGAAAGAATTACTTTCAGAAATAAAAATAAAGACATCTATTATAGAATATACTGAGGAGAATTTATAATGGCCAGACAATGGACTTTTAGTGAGGAACAGATACTTATAGATAATTATGAAAATTCTACTATATTTGAACTTATTGCAAAACTTCCTGGAAGGGACGCAGATTCAATCAATTGTAAGATTAAAAGAATGCGTAAGCAAAACAAAATACTAACTCACAAAACACCTGAAACCGTAGCTAGAGCTTATAAGGAAAAATAACTATATGGATATACAATACATGTTGAATAACTCTCTTTGTAAACACTGTGTACACAGAGCTTCAAGAGTAGTTAGTTTTGAGGGTATGGAAGTAGAGTTTGTAGATGATGATAATTTTGTAGATAATACGGAAGGAGATTCAGAAGAATTAAATAGTTTTACCCATGAATTTTGCATTATGTTCTGTATAGAATTAGACCATATTGTATTAGATTGTTCTAAATTTATAAATATCACAAATAAATAATATAAAGTTTTATTAGGAGTAACTAAATGGGAAACGTTAAATTTTTTAGAAGTACTGACTATGGTGCTCCACAACTTTATGGTAATGCTGGATATTTAATAGGTGTGTTGGATGCATGTTTAGTAAATGGTTACGGTGTGCAAGCCATATCCACTTTGACACATGATAACAATATAGTGACGGCTGTTACTTCTGTAGCCCACGGTATAAGTCAATATTCAAGACAAACTATATCTGGGGCTAATGAAAGTGGTTACAATGGAGAATTTGTAGTTAACATAATTGATACTTATTCTTTTTATTACACAACTTCTGGTATTTCTGTTTCTCCGGCTACTGGTACGTTATCAACAAAAAGTGAGTCTGCAGGCTGGACAAAACCATTCAGCGGTACAAATCTAGCTGCTTATAGACCAGCAGCCGGGCCAAGGCACTTCCTTAGAATAGATGACACAGTAACCATGGCTTCTAGATGTATTGGTTATGAAAATATGACAGCTGTAAGTACAGGTACTGGTCCATTTCCAACTAGTGCCCAGGTAACAGGTGGTCTTTACTGGCAAAAAACAAACGTTGCTGATGCTATTTCCTCTAGATCTTGGATTATAATAGCGGATGATAGAACAATGTATATGTGGGTTCAATATGCTGTAAGTAACAATTATGATGGTTTTTCGATGACTGGTTTTGGGGAGTTTACTTCTTATAAATCTGGAGATGCCTATAATACGTTTATTTCGGCCAATACGGGAGCTTCCTCTTATCAGCACATGTATTTTATGTATTTAAATAATACTATAAGTGCTATACTGAACAACGCTCTTTTTGCTTTTTATGTAGCCCGTCCACATACACAGATAGGATCTTCTGTAGCTTGTGGTAAATTAGGAGATTACTCTAAATCTACACAGAATAGTATGGGATCTGCTACTGTTGGTAATCTACCCTACCCACATCCTGTAGATGGCGGTCTTCATATGTGCGCTGTTTACATAGGAGAAGGTGCAGGTACTGCCGCTCAAGCTATTGTTAGGGGTTACATGCGGGGTATTTGGAATCCACTTCATGCCATGCCCCTTAATGATGAGGATATATTTGATGGAAACGGTGATTTAGCTGGTAAAAAATTCATAGCTCTTAATGGATGTGGAACACAAACTAATTTAAGCCAATGTATGTTTGATATATCACTAACTTGGTAATATTGACTAATGCCTTTTTTTTATCCAATATATCCTCTAATACCAAGTGATACTACTGTAAAGGCTACCACGGTTTTTAGTGCTGATTATCGTCCATATTTTGCTGTAAGTAGCTATACTTCCCTTAATGGTACTGAGGTAAAACAATCTTGGGTAACAAGTACTAGTACTATTCCTCAGAAATTCAATGTAGATTACGACACTGCTTTTGTACCCAAAGGTTTATATATAGAAAATTACCATCACCTTGGTGGTACTGTAAACAATGGTGTAGCCTATCTAACAGTTTATGGCACTAATTCATCAACAGCTTTTAATAACACAGTTGCCAGCAATTTAACCGATTTAACATCAATAGGTGTGTTTTCTTTAAACATCCATATAGCCGAAGATAGAAAAGACTCTCAATTTTTCAGTATTTTTACTGAAGATGCTTATAGATACTATGTGCTAATAATTACAGGATTATTTACTGGTCAAGCATCTTATTATGGCTTTAGAAGGATGGCAATTTGTACCACACCTAATTATCTAGATATTTTAAATTCCACTAATAAATACAAATTAGTAACTCCTTTAATTAAACATGACAAGCAAATATTAAAATCATTTTTATATAAACCAAGTAATAAAGCAGTTTTTGATATATGGAAAAGAGGTATAATAAAAACCACTTTACATGAAACTTTCAGTAGGTACACCAAAATATATGAACCACCTCAATTTAAATCTATAGTTAACCCTTTTGAAAAAAGAAGAGTTAATACACAATATGATGGTATTAGTACTACTCTTTTAGATGTTTCAGCTACTATTGACGGTGTTGTAACTGTTGAGGGGGTTATATGGAGTAATGTTTTAGTTAGACTTTATTATAGGCAGTCTGGTACACAGATAGATTTTACTTATACTAATGAACAAGGTGAATTTGTTTTCAGAAATTTAGTGAAGGATAAAAGAGATTTTTTTGTTGTGGCCTTTAAAGATGATTATAATGCTATAGTTATTGATGAAGTCAAAGCTACTGGAGCTGATGTATACGTACCAGAAGGGTCTACAATTAAAAAAGTAGTATTTGATACAGGTGCCCTATCTCCTATCTTATGGTTAGATGCTAATGATATAACTAGTTTAACTTATGACGCATATGGTGTATCTTTAATTACCGATGTTTCAAATAATGATAGAAATGCAGAGCAACCTACACAAAGTAGAAGACCATTATATGATAATAATGATAATAGTTTGAATTTTACTGATACAACAAAGACTTTAAAAATAAATAATCCTCATAGTAATACTCAAACTTTATTTATTGTTTTAAATCCAAAACTAGATGATATATATGTAGTTTTTGGTACAAATAGTACTGATCAAAATTCTTATTGTCTTACTGGTCAAATAAATAATACAGGAAACCCTTTATCCGGCGGGGATTTTGGTTTGCCTACGTATTTAGTAAATGGTGTTGATCCAAGTTGGGGTACTTCAAGAGATGCTGTTTTTAATAAATTAACTAATAAAAAATCATTGGTAGTCATCAAAGGTTTTGCCTCTGGCTTAGAATTGTCTTTATCTAATTATTCTGATAGTTTTCCTAACTATGCTTATATGGGAGCTATATATGAAGTTATATCATTTTCTGGTAGTTTATCAGAAGGACAAATTCAGTATGTTGAAGGTTATTTAGCTTGGAAACATAAATTGATTAATAACTTTCCAGTAACGCATGCGCATAAAGAAGTAGAAGTTGTATATTACTATTCTGTTTTTCCATCTGCTTTTACTGATGTTTATATTAAGGCCTCTTCTTCTATGACTTCCACTTATTCTGCAGAGTTTGCTTTTGATTATAATAATTCACTTATTGGCGTAGCAGAATTAGAAGCATGGTTGGTGCTACAGACAAATTTACCAGCCAGAATTAATGTTGATTACGGAAGAGAAATTATACCAGAAAGAGTTTATATAGAGAATTTTCATTACTCAGGTTATGAATCTTTTGCCGGTGTTAAAAACTTACGTATTTACGGAACAAATACTAGTAGTGTTTTTAGTAATAGCAATCCTATAGATTTTACAGATCTTACATTGCTTGTTGATTTTGAGGTTGAACAACATTCGGCAGTGAACGCACCCTATCCAACATATTATACTATAGATACTCATGGTGTTGCTTATAGGTATATTACATATATTGTTATGAGTGTTTGGAATACTCACCCATATACAGGATTTAGACGTATTGAAATGCAAACAACCACTTCACATATATTTAAATTTAATTTATTAAGTGACCAGTTAATTTTAAGTAACTTAGATTTAAGTATTACTAAAAATAGTATACAAGAGTGGACTATAGCTCAAACTATCTTTAAACGATATATCAATAAAGTTTATTGGGAAATAAAAATAGATAGCACAGTAACAAATAATTTAGTAGTAGGTGGTAGTATGTTAGCCAATATAAGTACATTACAACTTGGTGAGGATTTAACTTGGGGATTAAATGGTTTTTCAGGACAAGTGTATTATCAAGGGATACTACAAGGTACTTGTGCCACATTTACACAAAATGATATTATAGGTATAGCTGTAGATTTAGATAGTGGTAAGGTGTTTTTTGCCATTAATAATGTTTGGTTTGGAAATCCTATTACAGGAACTTCTCCTGTTATATCTGGTATAACTGGTGGTCTTTCTCCAGCTGTTAGTTTATTTACGCCCTACTCATCTATTACAGGAAGATTTATATATGAGTCTTTTACGTATACTCCTCCTACAAATTATGCACCTTACGGAAAAGTTTAATATTTTTGTTGCTTTTATATAAAAATGTTGTATAATAATACATTATTTGTAGCATTTTTATTTATTTTTATTTAAGGAGATTTTATGAATTTATCTTATGTAATTGAAGGTGATAGTCCTAAAGAAGAAAGAAGTTACGAAATTTTCAGTAGATTACTTAAAGATCGCATTGTTTATATCCAAGGAACTTTTAATGATGATATGGCTAATAATATTGTAGCACAACTACTGTATTTAAGCTCACAAGATTCTGAAAAAGATATTAATATGTATATTAATAGTCCTGGTGGTGCAATAACTTCTATGTATGCAATTTTTGATGTTATGAATTATATAAAACCTGATATTTGTACCGTAGGTATAGGTCAAAATTGTTCAGCTGGAAGTTTTATTTTAGCCGCCGGTACAAAGGGAAAGAGATCCGTACTTCCAAACACAGAAATAATGATTCATGAATTTTCTGGAGGTACTCAAGGTAAAGCTGGTGATATATTTAACGAGGTAGAAAAGTTAAAAAAACTCCATGACAAGATGGCCAAGCAATATGTAGGATTTACAGGACAAAACATTAGCAAGATTAAAAAAGATATGCAGAGAGATTTATGGTTATCTGCTGAAGAAGCCTTATCTTATGGTTTAATAGATAACATACTTTAAATTATATTTAATATTATGACAAAAATTAAATTACCAAAATCTCCTGCAGAAAGACAACGAAGAATAAAAGATAATTCTTCTCTTTCTTTCCAGGATCTTTCTAAACAGTTGGTATCTATTGTTTCAGATTTAAATAGTAAAATTAATACTACTATTGATACTGATAACATATCTAAGTTATATACCTACGAAGAAGTAAACGATTTAGTAGCTTCCTCTACATACGATTTAAATGTAAAATTATTGGCTTACGAAAATATAGAAAAAAATTATAAAAACTCAATAGTAAAACTTGAGACAATTATTTCAGATTTAAGAAAAGAACTTGCTATAAAAGAAGGTGTTATTGATGTATTAAAAACTATAGAAATTAAAACATCTAATAATTACACACAACAACATGTCACTAAGGACACTGTTAGGTACGAAAGACCAAAAATAGGAGGTCAAATTGTAATTGACCCATCAGATGTTAGTAAACTTGACTCTCATATAAATATTAAAGAAACAAGTATAAAAGACGAAGAGTTAAACAAGGATATAATAGATAATAAACTCAGCAAACTTAAAAAGTTATTGGGTTAATAAATGGAGGTATTACTATGAGTGTAGGTGTAGATGTAGGTACTAATAGATTAGTTGCTGCTAGTATAGGGCCTAATGGAGAGCCTATTATTAAAACAGAGAGAGACGCTTTTTTTAGGATCGAGCCTAAGTCTGATGTAAATAGTAGAGCAATAAAGATGTCGTTAGAGAAATCAGGATCCAGTTATGTATTAGATAGTAAAGGTAATTTTAATGTTGTTGGAGAAGATGCTCTTCAAATAGCTCTTGATAGAAATCAAGCTTCAAGTAGGCCTATGCAGAAAGGTGTAATTAGCCCAGAAGATAAAGATAATATGCCTATGCTAAAATTACTACTAGAGAGTCTGATCGGTAGAGACTCCAGTAAATTGGTGTACAGTGTACCAGCCTCTCCTGTAGAAGAAGATTTTGATATTGAGTATCACACTACATTACTTAATATGTTTTTTAGTGATTTAGGTTACGAGGCTACACCTATAAATGAGGCATTTGCTGTGGGACTTAATGAATTAATAGACACAGGTTTAACAGGTATTACTTTGAGTTGTCTTGTACCAGGAACAAAAATTTATACTAATAGAGGTATAATTAATATAGAAGATATTAATATTAGTGATTTAGTAATAACACATAAAGGTAGATACAAACCAGTTACTAATATTGTTAAAAAACAATTTAAAGGCTTGTGCACAAAAATACAAATGCATGGTTATTCAGATACCACTGAAATGTATAAGTTTGTTGATAACCATGAACTTTATGTATATAAAAATGCTGCATGGTCTTGGATAGGTTGTGAAGAAGTGCAAGTAGGGGATATTATAGGAGAACCTATAATAAATCAAGACCTAAATAAAAATTCGCATACTTTAACTATATGTGAAAGAATTACTTGTTCAGATAATTACAGCAAAAAGTCAATTTTAGCTACACCTGATGTGTACAGATTGTTAGGGTACTTTTTAGGTGATGGTAGTATATCAGAAAGAGATAGTGGTATTCAATTTGACTTTAATAAACATGAACTAGATAATATTAATGATATTATTGATATATTAGATAAAAATTTTAGTAAAAATTGTAGTACTTATGAAAAAGAAGGTTGTATTAGAGTTAAGTGCTATAGTGTGGGACTGGCTTCTTGGTTTAAAAATAATTGCTATGATTTAAATGGATATAAAATATTTCCATGGGATTTGAGTAGAATGAAGAAATCAGATTGTCTTAGCTTATTGGCAGGTTTGGTTAAATCTGACGGAACTATATCAGAAAATACAATAAGTTTTTTTAATACTTCTACTAATTTAATAGTATTATGCAAGCAGCTTTTTTCAAGATTGGGTATTGCTTCTACAATATACTTTAGAGAACCAAGAAGTCATACGTTATCTTCCGGTCGTGTTGTTAAAGGGACTAAACAAGAATGGGTTGTGTCATCAGGTAAAAAGGAACTACATTCATCATTAGCAGATATTATAACTAATATTAATTGTAGTAACAGTAGATATACTGAACGTACTTTTATATTAGATAATTTTTGTTGTACGAGAATTCAAGCCATTGAATTTGAAAATTATGAAGGTGTTGTATATGATATACAGGTAGAAGATGACCATTCTTTTTCAGGGCCTTATCTAACTATACATAATTGTGGAGCTGGTATGACCAACATAGCTTTGATAGCTCAAGGTGACCCTATTATAACTTTTGCTACTTTACGTTCTGGTGACTATATTGATAAACAGGTAGGTAAAGCCTTAGCTATGTCAGCATCTCTAGTACAATTAGAAAAAGAGGCTGGTGTTGATTTGTTTAATCCAAGTAATAAAATTATGGAAGCTATTGCTATATATTATAAATCAGTTATAAAATATACTGTAGATAACATAGCTTATGAAATAAAAAAACGAAGGTCTACAATACCTGTTTTTAGAGAAGCTGTGCCAATAGTATTAAGTGGCGGCTTAGCTTGGGCTAAAGGTTATAAAGAAGTATTTGAAAGCGAGCTTTTAACAAGAGACTTCCCATTTGAAATTGGTGAAGTAAAAGTTGTATCTAACCCAAATACTTGTGTAGCTTTAGGTTGTTTGTTGGCTTCACAGTTATAATGAAGATTTTAATAGATAACTACAATTTAACTCTTGAGGAGTTATTAAATAATGAAAATTAATACTTTAGGCCTAGATTTAATAAAAAGTTTTGAAAAATTTATACCAACACCTTATTTAGATGCTGTAAATGTACCTACAATAGGATATGGTTCAACTTTTTATGAAGATGGTACCAAAGTTACTCTTTTAGACACACCTATTACAGAAGATAGAGCAATTGAAATTATGCTATTTGAGCTGGATAAAATAAGTAAATTTATATCTAAAGTAGTAAAAGTACCTTTAACTGACAATCAATTTGCTGCGTTGTCTTCTTTTACTTATAATTTAGGCGTAGGTAACTTACAGTCTTCCACACTTCTTAGATTACTAAATTTAGGTAGGTATACAGACGTTTCATATCAGTTTACTCGTTGGAATAAGGCTGGAGGTAAAATATTAAAAGGCTTAGTAAGACGTAGAGCAGCCGAGGTAGCATTATGGAATTCACAGTAATTATCTAACCAGTCTTAATTGGTTAGTAATTATTTTATTTACTTTTATTTTTTAATTTATATTTTAGGAGTTATTATGAACAAACGTATTACTGGATATGTAAAATGGTTTTCTGCTGATAGGGGTTATGGTTTCGCTATAAAAGATGGCGATGACACTGAAGAGGAATTTTTTATTCATTTTTCTGTAATTAATATGGAAGGATATAAAACTTTAAAAGCTAAGCAACCTATCTCCTTTGTTTTAAAAGATACTGAAAAGGGTGTACAAGCTACTGATGTAGAAATTATATAATGTTAGTTTGTGAAATACTTCTAAAGAAAAGATATCTTGATAAAAAATTAACTACTATTAATTCCTATATTGATGTAATTAATAATAGTTCTTTAAGTAATACAAAACAACTGCTTGATGTGGCTTTAAATTATAAATTTGAACTTCTAAGCAAAATACGTAGTTATAGTATTACTCTGGATAAATTAAATAAAGAGACTTATATTTCTGTAGATGGTGTTGAATTAAGTATATATGAAGCTTTATATGTTTTAAAAACTTTAGAATTAAAAATGCAAACTTTATCAGATGTTGTTGTTTCTAAGGCTTCTTTATTTATTGATGCCACAGATTTTTTGTCTAAAAACGATAACTTATTTAATGAATATCAAAAAATATATATTGCAATACAAAACAGTGATGTCTGTACAAGTTGGGAAGGTAAGTAGTTGTTATAGATTTTAAAAGGAAAAGGAGACATAATTATGTTATTAGTTTTATCTGGTAAGGCAAGGTCTGGTAAAGATACTGCTGCTAATTTACTGAAAGATATAATACAGACGGGTAATTACACAGTATTAGTTATAGCTTACGCAGATTTTTTAAAAGAGATATTAGGTAGGTGTTTTAATTTAAATAATGAACAACTTTATGGGTCATTAAAAGAAGAACCTATTAGTGGTCTTTATAGAAATACTGGTTCTATGTTAGAATCTAAGGTATGTTGGACACCAAGACATCTTTTGCAATATATTGGTACAGATGTAATGAGAGCAATTGATCCAGAATGTTGGATAAATGCTGTTAAAAATTTTGTATCATGCTACAGTAATTATGATCATATTATAATTAGTGACGGGAGATTTAAAAACGAGATAGATTGGGTATTAGAACGAGGAGGTATACATATACATGTTCAGAGAGATTCTCGTGATTTTGTTAATGGTACAAATCATAGTTCTGAAACATCTTTAAACAATATAGAAGCAAGTGACAATACTTTCTTAGTTACAAATAATGACACAATAGTTGATTTTAAAAATAAGTTAAACTATATTTGGAGGTCTAAAAATGGTAGATAATAATCATATGTTTGAATTTAATTCTGGTGAAATAAAAAGTGTTAATGTTTATAAAAGTGCTGGTGATTATAACTACGCTTCAGTAAATTTAAAACGTGGTCAATCTTATATAAATATAAATTATGAGTGGCAGGGAGACGTTACACCTGATTTTGTTATGGACATGGTAGCTTATTTTGGGCCTAACAAAGTAACAGCTGGTTTACAGGTTGAAGATACTGACATTGATGTAGTAGAATTTAAAGAACGTTTAGCAAAAATTGTATAATGCCTATATCTATAGATGAATTTAGGTTTCCTAGATTTATAAAATATCAGGAAAAGAAACCTTTTAGCGAGGATATACAAGCTAAATTTATGGATGGTACTCATTTTAATAACCAACGTAGATTCCATGCAGATGAGTTTCCACAAGCTGGTTATAATCCATTGGCTAATGCTACTACCATTAAACCAGTAGAATTAGATAATGATGAGTTGACATTACAACCTAGTTAATATTATTATTGTAATAATTAAACAAGTGTGTTATACTATATATAATACACTTGTTTTATAATAATATATTAAGGGAGAATTACAATATGAAATGGACTTCTGAAAACAAAATAAAGGTTTTTAGATCTGAGTTAGATTTAATTTTTAACAAGGATATTAAAAGCTTTACAGAAATATGTGTAGCAATGGCGCCAGATTATATATTCTATGACGCACCAGCTTCAAGTTCTGGTAAATACCACCATATATCAGAATTAGGTGGGGATGGAACAGTAATACATACTAAACGTGTTGTTACTGTAGCGTTTGACCTTTCCAGGGGTTTAGGTTGTGAGCATAGTAGGGACCAAATTATTTCAGCTTGTATTTTACATGATTTACGAAAACAGGGTGTTACTAAATCAGGTCATACTGTTAAATGGCACCCAGATTTAGCAGCTAAACTTGTTACTGAAGTATATAGTGATTTACAACTTATTAGTAATGATGTTTTTTCTACCATAAAGAATTGTGTAGGTTACCATTATGGTCCTTGGAGCATCAAACCATGGCTGAAACCTCTAAATGAATACACTCCAGAAGAGTTATGTGTATACTTGTCAGATTATGTGGCAAGTAAAAAATCACTAACAGTTAAACAAGAGGATCGTTTTGATGATTAACGAAACATTTATTAAAGATTTAAATAAACATGTAACAAGTAGTCAGATATCTACAGAACTTCCTCCAGGGTCTCCAAGAAGATATGATCCTATAGATGGTTTATCTAAACATAATGCAAGAATACATAGAGAAAGCGCCTACGCTGATAAGTATAAAAACCTACCTTATACGTTTAGTAGTCCTACTAAATCCAAAACACTTACTAAAAAACTATGTTCTAATTGTGATAATGAGGTAATAGTACACCATAATTGCGTTGGCGTAGTGTGTACTTCATGTGGCAAATACTCGTCTGTTAAGGAGATTTAAGATAATGGAAGATAATACAATGGATACCTCTACCAGAGGTAGAGGCCGCCCTTTGGGCTTCAGACTAAGTGATACTAGTAAGCAAGCTATAAGTGACTCTAAAAGAGGTCAACATCATTCTGAAAATACTAAAGATAAAATATCTAAAACATTGATGCAATATTTTAGACATATGTATCCACTTTCTGATGAGTTGTATACTCAATACAAAAACGAGATAAAGGATTCTCCAGAAATAGCTGAATGGTTTTATAAAATTCAAGACGAATATAATTCTACCACTGATATATTTACAGAAAGATCTTTAAATTCTAAAAGATTTAGAGAGATCTCTATAGAACTTAACATAAATATAGAAGACAATCCAAGTTTCACTCAAATTTTGAATAGCCCGGAAGATATTTGTGAATTAAGACAACAATGTGAAGATGTTGACCTTGATTTTGAAATTGTATGCGGAGCTTTAGGAGTTAAATTATAAATTATGGCACGTCCTGTAGGAAGACCTAAGGGAGCACCAAAAGCCAGGGAATTATTAAAAGTAATGATTCCTATTAAAGATATGTTTACTGACGAAGAGCTGCCAATATATAATGGTTTGGTAGATATTTATCTAAATGACTTCGATGAAGATGATTTAACATCAAGTGATATTGATGACATAATGATATTAGCTACAAATAAAATTATAGAGATAAGGCTACTAAAATCCAGCAAGGATAAAGCCAGCGACCATTTGAATTATTCCAGTTCTTTGGAAAAATTAAGAAAACAAAGTGATAAAATAAAAGATAATCTTGCTTCCAGAAGAAAAGATAGAGTAGACATTAATAATGAATTCAAAGGATTTTCTATAATTGACTTAGCCGTAGGATTTGATGACGCCAAAAAATTAAAACTAGAATTACAAGCAAGAAAAATGCGTGAAGAACAAATACCAATAGAAGCACTTCTGGAAGAAAATACTTGTAAGGACGATGTGAACTGATGTCTAAACTAACTAAAAACATGGACATTGTTTTACAGCAGGGTCCAGATTTGATAGAATTTTATAGAAATAATCCTTGTATTGCTGCATATGAGCTACTTGGTGTTGATTTAGCTCCAGTACAGCGAATTGTATTTGAAGCTATGTGGTTCAAACCTTACATTTTAACAATTGCTACTAGAGGATATGGGAAAAGTAGTAGTATATATGAAATGTCTTTGTTTGCTAACAAAGGTTTGACATATTTATATGAAGAACTACCTGAAATACCTAAATATTTATTAGATGGTGAAGATGTAGTAATTGACTATACAACACAATTACATACATCTGAGGGTCAAAAAAATACTAAGAGATTATGTTTAGAAAAAAATATAAAAGGGAAAAAACTAATTACTAATTTAGGTTTAATTAAAAAAGGTAGTAGTCATCATCCACTTTTAACTATAAGTAGTGAAGGTGAATTTATTTATAAATATTTAGCTGATTTTAAATTTGGTGATAGATTGTGTATTCAAAAAAATCAGCGAATATTTGGTAACAATATTATTGAGGAAGATTCAGCTTACTTAATAGGTTTACTAATTGGTGATGGTAGTTATGCAAATAATAATCCTATAACTATAACTTCAGCTGATGAAGAAATAATAGCTTTCTGTGTTAAATATTGTAATAAGTATAAATATAATTATAGTATACGCATGGATAAACGTAGTTATTGTACGTATATATTTAGGTTTTCTAATGACTTTTCAGAATTTTTTAAAATTTACGGTATTAAGAGGGTATTATCTTATTATAAAAACATACCCTACAGTATTAGAACATCTATTTGTAGTGCTCATATAGCTTTTCTGCAGGGTTACTTCGATACAGATGGCACTGCTGATCGACGTGGAGGTGCTTCTTGTTGCTCTACTTCAAGACAACTACTAAGTGAAATACAGATGATGTTATTAAATTTAGGTATTATTTCAAAATTACGCGAAAAAAAATCAAAGTCTAAATTTGGTACTGCATTTCTATTAGATATATTCTCAGAAGACGCTTATAAATTTAAGGAAATTATAGGTTTTAAATTAGTCAGAAAACAAAATATTTTAAATACTTATTTTAAGCACACTATAGTAAATACTAATAAAGACACTATTCCATTTGTGCTAAATGTTTGTAAAGCCATAACTAAGTATTATCATACTTTATATGATACATCTAAAAAAGACTCTTTTAATATAGAAATTAATAATAAAAAAGAATTAACTTATCATGAACTTCATAAATTTTTATTAAAATATTATAGTATTACTAAAAAATTTAATGGAGTAAATAATGCTATAACTAATCTTGAAGAAATATTAAAATATAACTACTATTTCGATACTGTTGTAGATATACAAGATTGGCAGGGAGATTGCTATGATTTTGAGATGACTATGAATTCTAGTATAGAACCTAATTATATGACGAATGGTTTTATAAATCATAACACATTTTTATCTGGTACTTTATCTGCCCTTTTAGCATTATTATATCCAGGATACCGTGTTGGTTTAATAGGTCCATCATTTCGTCAAGCAAAAATGATTTTTTCAGAAGTTGAAAAATTATACACAAATTCTCCAATTTTAAAAGTGGCTACAGAAAAAAGACCTATTAGAGGTTCTGATACATGTTACTTAAAATTTAAATCTTCAGGTGGTTATAATGGCGCTTTTATTGAGGCCCTCCCTTTAGGTGCTGATGGTGCAAAAATTAGGGGATCACGTTTTTATTGTGTAATAATAGATGAATTTGCACAAGTTCCTTCAAAAATTATTGAAACTGTTCTGGCTCCTATGAGTATTACAAAGCTCGATCCTATGAAAAAAGTCAGAGAATTAGAAAGAAGAAAGGCTTTAATAGAAGCTGGTTTAGCCACAGAAAATGATTTTGAAGAAGATTCTATAAATAAGATGATTGGTATTTCTTCTGGTTACTATAAATTTAATCATATGTACAAAAGAATGCGTGAGTATTGGAAACAAATATCAGAAGGTTCTAAAGATCATGCAGTTTTTCAAATACCTTACACTGCCTTACCAGAAGGATTCCTTGACCCTAAAAATATTGAAAATGCCCAGAGAGTAATGTCCAGTCATGAATTTGCTATGGAGTATTTAGCCGCTATGGTTAGCGATTCAGAAGGATTTTTTAAAGCCTCTTTATTAGAAAAATGTACAAGTATAGATTACACTTTAGAAATGATTGGGTCTAAAGAAGCTAATTACGTTATTGGTATAGATCCCAATCAAGGTGGTAAAGCTAAATGTGGTGTGGTTGTAATAAAACTAGGAAAGCCTAATATTATAGTTAGGGTTCTCGCTATTGACGGGCAAACTACTCAAGAAATAGCTGTTGCTCTACAAGATATATGTTCAAAATATAACATTGTAAGAATTTTTATGGATAAGGGCGGCGGCGGTAAGGCAGTAGCTGACTTATTAGAAGAGGGTTATAATGGAGAAATACCAATTATAGCAAGAGACGATAAAGATAAGGAAAGGTTGTCAGGTAGACATATTTTGGATTTAATTACTTTCAGTACTTCTTGGATAGAAATAGCTAATTACTCAGCATTATCTTTGATTGAAGATACAAAATTAATTTTTCCTCTTTTACCAGCAGAAACTACTTCAGATATGTTATGCGAAGCTTACGATATAGTTAGTGAACTAAAAAAACAATGTTTAAATATAGTGTTGACTCAAACAACAAGTGGTGCTTTGCATTTTGATACTCCAAAGAAAGGACAAAATAAAGACTTGTACTCTGCTTTAATATTAGCTTGTTACGGTGTTAAAGTACTAGAGCATGAGTTAGAGGCAGAGGATACCACTTCTATTCTTTATAGTGTAGGAGGTTTAGTCAGATCTAGAAACTCTTTAAATTGGCAAAACACCTCAAGTTCTTCTGGCAACTCACAGTTATCTTTAGCAGTTTTGAGTAAAAAATAAACTAACCACTATATTTAGTATGTAACACATAAAATTATTTATATAAGGTATATTAAATATGGATGAAAAAACAGTAACTAAGATGACCGCTGATTTACAAACAAGATATCCTGATGTTGGCATTAGGTCAATAGCTGTTGATGAAAAAGCTGGTACTACAACTTTTTTAGTTGACCCAACACAGAAATCACTAGCTTTTTTGGAAAATCCTATAGTTGCCCGTCAGTACAAAGAAAGAGCCTCAACTTTAACCAGAGACACTTTATCAAGGTCTTACCTTGATTTATCAGCAAGCAAAGACGCTTTTGATGAGGACCCTAAAAAGCTGTATGAATCTGCAATGCGCTATTATTACACAGAACCCATTATTGGTTCTGTTATTAATTTGCTATCCTCTTTAGCTTCTAAAGGTTTTGAAAACGACATAGACGATGCTGATATAAAAAATTTCTACGATACTTGGGTTTTTGATGTAAATTTTGAAGAAGTCGTGAATTGGATATTTTTAGAGTTATTTAAAACATCCCATGTTACTACATATAAGTATATATCAAAATATGAACCTAGAGTTTCCAATATTCTACCTGTAGGTAAAAAAACAAAAACCAAAAATACTAAAGCAACAGGTAATCTTGAAAAAGCCGCTAAAAAAAGAGTTTGGTCTAAGGGTGACCTTCCTATAGGTTATACTGTTTTAAATCCAACTCTTGTGAATATAACAGGTAACTTATTATTTAATAATGTATCTGTATCTTTGACTCCTCCTAAGGAGTTAGGAGATTTAATAAAAAAGCCATCAAGTGAACACACCGATGATGATAAATTATTATTAAAATCTTTACCGACTGATTTAAAAACTGCTGCCGAGAATGGGAAAGACTATGTTTTAGATCCTTGGTTAGTTGGCAGCATAACATACAAAAAACAGCCTTACGAACGTTATGCCAGACCAAGAACTACAAGAGTTTTTGAAAGTATTGAATATAAGAAGGCTCTTAGAAATGCTGACTTAAGCACATTGGACGGTATTTCCAATTATATTCTTAAAATAACCATTGGTAATGATGAATTTCCTGTAGTATCTCAAGCAGAATTAGAAGCAGTTTCTAAATTATTTGATACACCAAGTAAAAGCTTTGACGTTGTGTGGAATCATACTTTAAAAATAGAGAAAATAATAAGCCCTGAAATAGAGTCAATACTTGGTAAGGGTAAGTACGAACAAGTAAACGAAGATATAACAGGTGGTTTGTCTTTTACCAGAGCTTTATTAGATTCTACTAACGCAACAGCTGGTTCTGAGTGGGCTATATCAGCTTTAAAAGAAGATATAAATTATGCTAGACGCCAGGTAACTCGTTGGATATATAATGAGTACCGACAAATTGCTGAGGCTATGGGTTTTGATAGATTCCCAAGTGTTCGTTGGGATGAAAGTATTTTGAGAAATGACATACTTTATAAAAATGTAATATCATCTATGGTTGATAGGCGTATGCTTTCTTATGAAACTGCATTAGAAACTTTAGGATTTGATTATGAAAATGAATTAGCTAACATGCAATCCGAGCTACCTTTAGTCATTGAAGGTGTTTTTGGTTTAAAAGGTAGTCCTTTTCAACAAGCTGCTAAAAAAGATGACCAAGAAGTTCAAAACTCTCCCTCAGGTACACCATCAAGAGGTAGACCAACAGGTACTACTAATGTAAAAGAAGAGGAAACAGACCCTAGCAAAATTAAGTCTTCTTTACAAGCCGCTTTTAAAAAAATGTCTAAAGAGGATTTAATTTTGTTAAAAAATGAAATTTCTAAAATTGATACTAACCTATAATATAAGGATATTAGCATGAAACATAAATTTTACATGACCGCTAATTTACATTATGTTGAAGAGACAGAGCAGCTTCGTAAAGAAGTAGCTTCTGTTATACCTTTGCCAGATGTTAATGAACGACAGCCTGATTTATCTTACTTTACAAGTAGATTTGTTAGTTCTGGCACCAATCTTAACTATGCACATTTTATGGGTAGTGAGTTAGTGAAGGCTCGTAAAACTGTAGTAGCCAAAGCAGTTGATGTAGAACATAATGAAAATGATATTATAGGTCATATATACACTTGTGAGTTTACATATAAAGAAGGAAAAAAACTAAATATAGATGAATTGTCTTCACAAGAAATATCTAAATTAGATGCACAAGACATGCACATAGAAATTGCTAGTGTAGTTTATAAAACCAGATTCCCTGAGTTAGCAAAAGAAATAAAATCCGGAGAGTGGAAAGTTAGTATGGAAGCATATTACACATCGTACGATGTGTTAGTAGGTGGTACAGTTCTATCAGCCGAAGAGGCACAACTAATGGGTTTTGATGTGGCTAACGATAAATTGTACGGCAAGGCTGCTAAAATAGTAAAAGCAGGTGAAATTATAGACCAGGGTATAGTAGCTAAAGTATTAAGAGGTATATGTTTTTCAGGTGTTGGTATAGTTAAAAGTCCTGCTAATAAACCTTCTATTATATTTGAAGCTACAGCAGGTATAGATGATATTACTGAAACAATAGAGTTTAATTTAGATACTTTAAATGTACCTAATAATGTAACCTGTAGTAGTATAGAAACATTTAATAATAGTATTTCAGCATCCGATGATGCTGAAGGACTTTGTGTTCATTACAAAAAAGAGGAAACAGACTCTTTAATAAAAGATCAAGACACTAAAGTTTTAAATACAGAATGGTGTAGTAAGTACTCAAAAAGTTGTCCTGTTGAAGGGAACTTTAGTAATAGCGCTTGTTTGGATAAGGTAAACAGTACCGTGGCCGATGAGCTAGATGAAGTTACTGCAAATAAAATTAAAAAAATTGTTAGTAATAAATTAAGTAAACTTCAAAAAGATAGAGAGATACAAAAACTTATAGAAACTATTAATAGTTTTCTAGATTAGTTATAGTTTGGCACGGAAAGGTTACCAAAATTTTAGGTTAGTTAAAAAATAAATTTACTATGTGTTTAAATTAGGAGGAATATAATGGATGACAAGTTAAAAGATCAGATTGAATCAATAGTTACTGCTATCTTTGCTAGCAAAGAGGAAGATACAAAAAGAAAAAAAACTGAGGATGCTTTACATGCGTCTGCTGATAAATTGGCAGCTATGAAAGAGTCACTCGAAGTAGCCACACAAACAAATTCAACTCAATTAGAGACTATCTCTACTTTAGAAGAGCAGGTTAAACTTTTAATGGCCGAGAAAGCATCTCTTGAAGAAACCTTTAACAAAGATTTAGAAGCTGCTACTGCTGCTAAATTAACTTTAGAGACAGAGTTTGAGAAACTTAATATTGAATATTCAACTTTAAAGACTGAGTTGCTTGCAGACAAAAGAATGGAAGAGTTGAATAAAGTAGGTGTTGTACGTGAGAACGCCTCTGTTCAAAGAGATAGAGTCAAAAATATGACAGAAGAAGATTTTGCTGCCTACCAAGAAGAATTAGTAGCTATTAAAAAACAAGTTTTAGCAACATTAGCTTCAGTAAAAGCCGATGATACCAGTTCTGTAGATGATATGTCTAATAATCAATTTGTTCCCCCTGCTAATGTAGATACTGCTAAATCTACACAGGCAGCTTTAAATTTAGAAATGACCCCGTCTACGGATCTTATTTCGAAATATAGAGACTTGGGACAAGCATTAGCTGACCTTTCAATTAAAAAATAATTTAGGAGGAAAAATTATATGTTTATTCCAAGACACCCAGTTGTTGAGAACCAATTTTGTAAATATGGTAGTTCATCTAATACATCAGGCATAGGTGGAGTAATTGCTTATGCAGGTTCTGTAGTTTATTTAGATCCTACTAAAGAAGATTCAGAAGTTTTAAAAATGGCTCATGACGTTACTGAGCAGCCTTTTGGCTTCTTGCTTCAAAAAGTTAAAACAGGTTATCATTCGGTACACCCAGTTGGTTTTGTTATGCCAGGTGATTTAGGTTCCAGTGATGCTATTGCACAACCTACCTACAGTAATGTAGGAGCTATTACTGGTACAACCACTGTTCCTGTAGGTGTAGCTAATTTAGGTATCTATGATACAATTCATTACACATGTACTCAGACTACTACTTCTTTATTGGTAGATTCTGGAGACCAGCCTTTGAATGGTCAGTTAATGTACGCAGCTGCAGATCAAGCTAAGCTTACTAACTCTGTTACTGCTTCAGATGGTACTGATACTAAAGGTGAACGTTGTAGTACTATTGCTGTTGCTAAAGTTTTAAAAGGTGTTAGTGCAGCTAAAGCTACCTCTACTATTAGTGGTAGTACTCAGTTTGCTATTCGTGTTAAACTTTTAGTCTAATTTTTTTTTGATGGATTAAAGGGTAGGTAACCCCTACCCTTCCATAACTACTATATAATAAGGAGCTTCATATGGATATTAATGAGATGAGAAAATTATTTGCTGCTACTGCTGAGGTGCATACACCTGAAGGCATGGCTGCTTACAGAGCTTTTGCGGCAGCTATTACCGTACCAATTTTACAGAAGATTGAATTAGAGTCGATTATGCGTCAGTTGTTTGCTGTTGAGCGTCTCGCTCCTGGAGCACAAGCTGTTTATCCAGTAGCTGAAGATTTTGAAATCCCTGTTTGGGTTCTTCCTGGTTTAGGTTATCAGGCTCAGAATTTCATCGAGGGTATTGGTGAAGAAGTATATGTTCCTACATTTGCTATAAATACTTCCGCTGATTGGAAAATAACCTATGCAAGAGATTCTCGTATTGATGTTGTTCAGAGAACTGCCGCTAGAGTAGCAAAAGATTTGGCCAACTATGAGGAAGAATGTGGTTGGAGAGTAATTGTCCCAGCTGCTACCTCTGGTTTTGCTGGAAAAGGCCTTTTAGGTTCAAGACCTGCTCCTATTTATGAGATTGCAACTGGAGACACTGGTGCTGGTTATTTATCTAAAGAGTTGATAAACAAGATGATTGTAGGTTTCCAACGTACAGGTAGAACTTTGACTGACTTGTATGTATCTCCAGAAGATGCCGCTGATATTCGTGAGTGGACTGATACCGACATAGACCCTATTACTCGTAGAGAAGTTTTCACCGCTGCTGGTATGGGTAGTATTTGGAGAGTAGCTCTTCACACTGTACAGCATTTAGGCGCTCCTGGTATGTACAACATTAATGGTAGTACCTCTCAGTATGGTAAGTTTCTTGCTGATGGTACTGACAAGTATAATGCATACACATTAGACAATCCTAATGTTACTGATGCTAATGGCACTGTTACTACTCTTGGTGAAACTCAAATTTATGGTTTTGATATGACTGCTAATGATTCATTAGTAATGCCTATCAGAAAAGAATTTGAAGCTCATGAGGATCCTACATTGTTACGTGTTCAGAAGCAAGGATTCTTCGGTTGGGCTGAGATGGGATTCGCATGTTTGGATAGTCGTATGTTAGGTATTGGTGTTATTGACCGTTCATAATATAGTAAAAATAGTATAGATACATTACACACCCCCTGCCTCTAAGGTTAGGGGGTTTTTTTATTTGCTGGTAATAATTATTAATATGTCATAAAACTCTTGTTTTTAACTAACTATAATGTTATAGTGTATCTTTTCATATTTACATATATTACTATACATTATGGAGGTTTTTATGAGAATTTATCAGGAAAGGGTTTGTGAAATATGTAGTACAAAATACATACCTACAAGCCCAAAACAAAAATTTTGTCTACTATGCAGGGATACCGCCATAAAGGAAGCACAAGCAGTTAGAGATAAAAAAAGAAATAGAGAAAAATATAATATTATTTACGAAAAAAAATGTGAATTTTGTGGTAATAACTTTGTATCGTATGACAGCAAAAAGATTTATTGCGGTAGTGTTTTTTGTGAAGCTCAAAGAAAAAAAAGAAATAATCATAAAATAGAAAAAATAAGGAATGTTGAACGGTCATTAAATCGAAAATATAATAGATATAAAAAACAAGGTAAAATTTTAAAGTATATAAAAGAATATATAAGTTTAGAAAATTATAAGCTTTTGGCGGCCCCAAAATACAGTAATAGTCATAGTAGTAAACTAAAGCTCATGTGTCCAGAAGGACATGTGTATGACACAACTTTTCATAGTTTTAAAGATAATCATAATCGATGTGCTACTTGTTATCAACAAAATAATTATGTTTCTAATCCTGAACAATTAGTAAGAGATTTTATATCTGATAATTTTCCTAATGTACTAGTTGAATATAATAATCGTTCTATAATATCACCAAAGGAATTAGATTTATATTTTCCAGAAAAAAATTTAGCTATAGAAGTTTGTGGTTTATATTGGCATGGGGAATCTTCTGGAAAATCCAGAGATTACCATTATGATAAAATGATGAAATGTTATGCTAAAGGTATTAGGTTAATAACCATATTTGAAGATGAACTATATAATTATAAAGAAGTTGTATTCTCAAGAATAAGACAAGCTTTAGGCGAACCAGTAAGACGTATATTTGCCCGAAAATGTAAAATTAAAGAAATTGACTCCGAAACAACTAATACCTTTTACAGTAACTATCATGTACAGGGTAAATCCACAGCATTGGTTAGGTATGGACTATACTTTAATGAAGAGCTTGTTTGTGTAGGAAGTCTTGGTAAATTAGGAAGAAAACATGTTTCAGATGTTGATACTGTGGAATTAAAAAGATTTTGTACTTTACCAAATGTGTCAGTTATTGGAGGTGTGGGTAAAATATTTAAACAGATGCAAAAATACGCTGTAGATAATAACATCAAAGAAATTAGATCATATTGTGATATGCGCTATGCTAACATATTCAACCCAGTTTATGAAGTACTAGATTTTGAATTACTAACTTTTACAAAGTATACACCTCATTACTTTATAGGCCAAAAAAGATATAGAAATCTAAGTTTAAGAAAGACAAAAGAAGAGCGTACTTTAGGATTGACAGAGTGGCAGTTACGTAAAGACCAAGGTTATGATAGGATTTGGGACTGTGGTCACAGAACTTATATATTTAAAATACAATAAACTAACTGGTGTATATTATGAGTAATATAATTTTATTTATAGAATAGGTGTATAATGCTAGAAACTATACTTTTTATACTTTTTGGGGTACTGTCTGTAGAAGCTACTACTGAACTTGTGAGTAAATCTGAATTTTTTTCTCCTATTAGGGAGTGGTTTTTTAATAGAAGAATTAATAAGTTATTTAAGTTTGTCCACTCCATATTAGACTGTCCGTATTGTTTGTCTGTATGGGTAAGTTGTTTTTTCAGCGGTTTATTTTATTTAATTATATTCAAAGGCTTATATTTTTGTTTATGGTTACCTATAGTTCTAGTTATACATAGACTATCTAATATAATACATTTTACTATAGATATAATTAGAGGGGATCGATGAAGATATGTTGGGATAATTTAGAAGGTGTAAAACTTACTAAAAATGGTGTTTTCTTAAAGAATGATAGTACTTCATTTGTTTACAAGGAAAGCTGCGAGTATTGTAAAGATCCGTACTTGACTAATAAACATAAACAAAGTAATTTTTGTGGTAAATCTTGTTCGCATAAAGGTACACAACCTTGGTCAGGAAAGAAGCACACCGCTTCTACATTAGATAAGATGTCTAAGTCGGCGTATAAAAGATCTCAAAATAAAGAGTACGGAGCTAAATTGTCTGATGCACAAAGAGGGTCTAAGAATCGTAATTGGAAAGGTGGAGTATCAAGCAAAGGCTTACCTTTATACGAAACTTATAAAAATTCTTTATGGCCAGAAGATGTAAGATACACTTTAGTAGAAGGACTTAAACTTTTAAATATAAAATGCACTAAATGTAGTAAGTGGTTCGTACCAACTACTGACGAAGTACAACGTAGACTAAAGTATCTAAATGAAAAAATTACTTCTGAAAATAGGTTTTACTGTTCTAATGAATGTAAAAGTGCTTGCTCTATTTACGGGCAAATAAAATATCCAAAATATTTTACACCAAAAAAATACTTAACTTACACTTCAAGTGAACTTAGAGTTTGGGCAGAAGAAGTACTTTATAGAGGAAAATATATTTGTGCTTTTTGTGGAGAAAAAGCTACTGTAGCACATCATATAGAACCTAAAAAGATAGAACCTTATAAGGCATTAGATCCAGATAATGGTTTAGCTTGTTGTGGTACATGCCACATTAGATATGGGCATAAACATACTTGTTCCACAGGTAGCTTAGCTCATATAATTTGTAAGTAGTTTAGCTAGGACAAGGAGAAGTTCTTATTAAATTTTGGAAAAGGGTGAAAATATGAAAGGGTATATAAAAAGTCGTATGAAAACTTGGAAGCACATCTTTAAAATGAGTGTAAGACCGGGTGGTGTAATTCAATTAGAAGACCTCTACAAACTTTATGGTAAAAAACATAATATTTCTGAGGATGCCTTTATTGATTGGTTAAAAAACGTAAAATTGAAAGGTAATTTTGATGATTGGTTAATTGTTGAAGAAGAAGATTTAAGCGACGTTACATCAGTTGAAGTAGAAGCTACTCCAAATTCTTACGAGATAAATAATAAAGGGGACATAGTATTAAGCAAGTTAAGTGTTAAAGAAGTCATGGACCTACCTGTTAGAAAGGCCAGAGAAGTTATTCCCGCAATACAAGACGTTAAATTACTAAAGTTTGCATTAAGAGAATGCTCACCTTTACCAGGTAAAGAATCTTTGTGTAGAATACTAAATAAAAGAATTTTAGAGTTAGGTATGCATCCACATTAATTATATAACTAATGATATATAAGTACTGAAATAATTATAATTTCAGTACTTATGTGGGTTAATTATCGTCGTATTACTCGTAATGTGTGACGTACCTATATAATAAATAACTACAAAATTTTTATATAATAAAAAATTACATTAAAGGAGTGATACTTATATGGCAATTCAAGACGATTTTACAGTCTCCTCAGCTGGAGATATAAGATATGTTGGTGCCGCACATGGGGCAGCTGGTGCTGGCTATTATACAGTTATACAATTTCACAGATGGCTACAGGATTTAGCTGACAATGCTTCAGCAGCAATTTCTTCTGCGTCTTCATCTGATTACCTTGATATTACAGATAGTACACCTTCAGAACGTTCTACGGATAACATTATAACTCTTATTAACGGATTTAATATTGACCAAGCAGTTTCAGAACATCTATACGATGGCTCGATAATTCAAACAGGCGGCGCAGAAATATGGGACGGCTTGGTTGTAATTGCCGGTCAAGGAATGGACCTACAAATTGTTCAAGACGGTGCTGTTATAGCTACAGATTTTTGGAATACTGTACCTAATGGTTCTTCATTTAAAGGTTTGAACTCTGACCCTGCAAATGGTTACTCTCATCGTTTTATGTTACGTGTTCGTACTGCTGGTAATGATATAGATGGTAGACGTTTATTAGGGCAAACAAGGGTTTGGGGATATTCATATTCCGAATTTAAAATTAATGGTACTTCTCGTGGTAACAACGTTATGGCTTTAACTTACGCCGCTGACTTGAATAATACCACTAGTTCTGTGACAGTAGCAGCCTGGACTGAAATAACAAATATTACAGAAGGTTATAATGGTATAGATGTTGATAATAATGCCGCATCTGAATATTACTATTCAAAATGGAATAAACATACTTATACAATAAATCAATTTTATGAACGAATGAAGTATGTGACTCGCCAAGAGACAGCTACCACAATGTATGGTTTGAATGGTGAATTATTTCGTGGTATTACCCATGAAGTAAATGTAACTACTCCAAGATCTGGTACTTTTTCAGCCTATGAAAAAGTTACTTGGGGTACAGCAGGTACAGCAGGTACAGGTCAGTTATTAGCAGTCAATGTCCCTGGAACCGCTACAAAAATATGGATCCAATTGTTGACCGGCGTTGCCCCTTCGGGTGGTGTTACAATTACAGGGGTAACTTCTACTGCTTCATGCACCTATGCTGGAACTCTAGTTGAACGTACACTATCTTTTCCATTTTGTGGAGCCTCTACTGGTTCCGCTTTAATTGGTTCTTATGGTTTTGGTGTGGAAGCTTCAGATTTGGCCGCCACAGATAAAGTTTTCGATTTAACTAATACACAAGTTACACCTCCAGATAACAGAAGTTTTTCTGTTACTGGTCTTTCAAGTGGTAATGACTATGTTATTGTTGGCCCAGAAGATGGCGGTGTCCTTGACACGGCACAGTTTTCATTACAGGCAACTCTTAGTACTGCTAATGTAGTAGCTGTAGTTATTAATACTGCAATCCCTTCAGATACTCCTTCTACCGGCACTATTCGTGTTGAAGATAATAACGGTAATTTCCGTAGATTACATTTTAGTTCTCGTACTGGTTCTACATTTACTATTGACACTACAGATGGTAATGAAGATTTTGATGTAGTTAATGCTACAGCAGGTAATGATGTTTTTATTAGTTATATAGATAAATTAGCTGATGCTACTTCTGCAAGTTACAGTGCTGTTTATAGTACTGCCAGAGCGTTATTCGTTCGTGTTAGGTTTGGTGGTTCTTCTGGCTCTGGTTATACTGATGCTATTAAAACTTTTGAATCTCCTGCATCTTTCCCAGGTTCGGCGGCTGCTATTAGAACACCGGATGCTTAATATTCATATAGAAGAGAAGTATTTAATTACTTCTCTTCTTACTTTAAGGTGAAATAATGGCAACAATTTCCGTATCTGCCTATAACGATGCAGCCGCTAGAACTGCTGGAGAAGCTATCACTATTACTTCCGGTGCTGTGTGGACAGTACGTACAGATCATCGTGTCCATGCAAATGCTCCTGCCGCCAACGCAGGATCTCTTGCTGCTGTCACTGTAACAGAAGGTGAATGGTTTTGGGATTCAACTAGTGTTCGTTGGATGCCTTTCACTAACTCCGGTTCTGCTGTTGTTCCAGCCATTGGCACGACAATTTCTCAGGGTGGTGTAAGTGGCTATCTCCTTGGTATCTGGGCTTCCAAGACTACTGCTCAGACTGCTGTAGGTGCTGCTATTCCTGCAAGTGGATTCATGAAGTTCAGAGAGGTTACAGGAGGTGCTTTTGCTGCTGGAGCAATCACAGGAATTGCCAACATCTCTGCAAGTGGGCCAGATGTACAGGGATGGATTTCACTCCCACATGATACCGCAGTTACTTTTACAGTTCCTCGACTTGGAAAACATACAGCAAGAGGTGGTCGATTCTTTCTTGAGGATACCAATGGAACAATTGGTCAGATATTCCAAGTGCCTACAGAGGGTTCTGCTGTAATGTTTGCTCCGGGTTTATGGGTTGAAACTGATGTTCCAGATGAATACGAATATTGGCCTTCCCTGAAAACCAGTACGAATGGATGGGCGCATCAACACATAGGCGAAGCTGCTGGAATAACTGACGAGCGACAGAATTTTGTTAGTGCTCTTGCTGGTGGACAATTGCAGATGGGAGAGTCTGTTTCTCAAGCATCCACATACGCAAGTCTTGCAGCACAATCGTCGACGTATGTCGGTCTTGCTCATGCAAGTACCTACATTTGGGAAGATGATCTTGTGACAGTTTATTATGCTACTGGTCATCTTCTTGAAACTGGTATGCAGACTGGATTAGATTTTACATCCGGTGGAGCTACTGCTTATGATGGAATCTATACGGTAACAGTTCTTTCTCCATATCATTTCACAGTTTCTTTAGTAGGTTCAGGATTAGGCGGAGCAGTAACAAGTAGACCTGGAATCACTGTAACATTTGCTTCTCATGCTTTGCATATAGGTGACTCTGTTTACTGTGATTTTACATCTGGTACTGGTGTTGACGGAACGTATCCAATCTATGCCATACCTTCCACAAGTACATACCTTATTAACTATCCATCTGCTGTAGCTGTTACTTCTGGGGCTGTATCTGTTTTACATACTCTTGTTATAACTTTTTCAGGTCATGGATTAGCTGTTGGTAACAAGGTGTATTTGGACTTTACATCTGGTAATGGAGTTAATGGATACTACACGGTAAAGACAGCAGCTACTACGTACAATGTGAACTTCCCTCATTCTGCTACCACATCTGGCAATGTGACCATGCAACGAACCATTGGCAATGTTGCTCCTGCTGGCAGAAAGACTTGGATACCAAGTAATATTCTCAATGAGGTTGCTACTGGAACTAGAGCCACAAATGCTGTTCCTGCCGCCACCGCTACAAGTAGACCGGAATGGGCTACTACTTCCGCTGGATATATTGATTTGGAATATGTTTACGGATGTTCAGGGTATCCGAACTTTGCTCAAGCATACAATGTCAGATTACATAATTGTGCATTTTTTGATCAGTTAGTAATAACTGAATGTGCGTCTGCATTGGATGTAGATAACACCAGTGTTTCCATGTACGGTGCTTTGGATGCTAACTCATTGGTATTAACTTCCAATTTTGCCGGAGGTGTTATTTCAAATGGAAAATTTCAACGTGGTAACACTCCAGGTACAAACGAGCACAATATTGATATAGACTACTGTAAAGGAATTACGTTCAATAATATTCAAGGTGGAATCATTCAATATGCACGTTCTTCCGGCGTGCCATTTGTCGCATCATACAGCACAGAATTGACATTCAATAATTGTAAAAAATTAAATGGTACAATGACTCTGACCGCTTGTACTTTCATTACCATTAATGATTTCGATCATTGTGATAGGTACAATGGAAGGACAAATGCCACATCCGTTTACATGTTTTATCTTGGTGCTGGTTGTACTGAT